TACCATATTATCACCATACTTACAAACATTTCTTGTCCACATAGGTAATGTTGTATGTATATCTAATCTATTAAAGAATAAATCTTGTAATATTCTTTTAACTCTTTTACTATCAGAAAAAATGTTTAATACTCTACCTTCACCATTTTGTGTTGTAGATTCTTCCATAAAGATATCTAATGCTGCTGCAATTTCTGGGAAAAACTCCATTCCCTCAAAATCAGAATATGAAGCCAATCTAGTTGTTTCATAAAACACTGATTGTTGGTAGATTTCATTATCTACCCTATGCCACATATTACCTAAGTATTTTGCTTGTTGAGCTTCTAACTTTTTGTATTCGTATTCTTCTTTAGATTTTGTTTTAAGGATTTCATTATCCCCTAAAGAATATCTAGACTTAGATTCAGACTTTTTCTTTTCAGGACCGAATAAGTTCTCTAACTGTTGAAATATTGTATATTTTTGTGCCATATTTTTAAACTATAGTTTTTCACTATTATAATAAATATCTATAAAAACTAAATGGTGTTATTTGACATAATCACACTCAACATACGCAATATGTTCGTTTGATCCGTTTCTCTTAAATACATATCTAACGATATTATCAATACCTTGTGTAAAAGGTCTAGCAGTACAAAACTTCTCTTTTTCGACCCTTGCTTTTTTACTCACACCTCTTTCTGGTTTCCATTTATATTGAAACCCACCATAAGAGGTTTTATTTCCTAAAAATTGTTTTTGTCCCATAGTAATTTATTTTTGGATTCCGAATAACCAATTAAAGTCTCCGTTATCATTATTATTCTGACCACCTTGATTTACTTGTGGTTGATTATATGTTGGTGTATTAGGGTTGGATGGAGGGTTAGAGTCTCTCTTAAATGTTTCATTACCACCATTAGTAATATTCAACCAACTATCCAACATAGCTTTTGTATGTTTCTTTGATTCTTCTAATTTCTTAAAGGATGTTTGCACAACAAATATTGCCATTGCATATGCCATAATAATATCATCATGATATCCCGGCATGTGATCAGGTCTATTATTCTTATAAACAAATGTCCTCAACTCTTCAATCATTCTTTGTGAGCGAATAATTGTTTTTCCTTCTCTAATATGTTCCTCTAACTCAGATACCATTTGTAATCTTGTATTACCAACATTAAAACCAGGAACTTTATCACCTTCTTTATATTTTGCTCTTGCGTATTTTTGACTTAATTTTCTACTCTTAGGGTCATCATAGTGTAAATACTTATAATCCATCTCCATAAGTTTAAGGACTGTTGCTACACCCATACCACCTGTAATATCCACAATGGTATACGCGTTATACATATTACCATACTTAAATACTACTTCTGCTAACATATCTGGTGGTATCTTCGCTTGAAACTCAGCCACTTGTTCTAAACCATCAAAATCTAAGATTACAATTGTTGAACTATCTTTTCCATCACCTCTTGATACATCACAACCTAAAATATATTTATGACCTTCTATTGGTTTCTTCCATATCCACATAGATCTTTCTATTTCAGACATAACTTCTGGTTCCATTACATTATTCTCTTCATGATAAGTAACATGTTCATCATCAACTACATTACCTCCAGAACCAATAAAAGAAACATCTAACTCTTGTGCTATCTTCTTAGGGTCACCCATATCTGCTGCCATCTCTTCATACCAAGGAGATGAAGGTTTCCAACCATCTTTAATCATTACCTCATAATCATCAATAGATGATTCAGTTGTTTCATATGTATTACCAGAATATTCCCATCTAAGTTTTGTCCTATCAATAGTCTTACACTCAATTACCTCATCTTCACCTTTTAACCATCTAAGACCTCTATTGTATCTAATATCTTGATGCCATTTCATTTCAACAATATTAAAGTTATTGTCTTTTGATTTTGCACCATTATAAGTTTTATAATATAATGGATCCATTCCGTTAGGTGTTGAAATTAGGGATACTTGACCACCTGTACCTAATGAAGCTAAGGCAGCACCAAATACATCTGCACCATTGTCTATAAAGGCAGCCTCATCCATTACTAAGAATGTAGGTGTGAAACCCCTTAAAGCATCTTTTGATGTCGCCAGTGCTCTTATTTCACATTTTGTGTTTTTTAATTTTAAGTGTCCTTTGGAATCTGTATCCAAATAACTCTCTTCCAAATTACTAATACCCCATACCCAATATGGTACCTGATCTAAGAAATCTTTTACTTTTTTTAAGAACTCTTGTGCCAATGTTTGTTTATTGGCGAGTATCAATACTTTATGTGGGTTGTCTGGATCACCAAATGCACATTTGGCTGCGATATATGCTGCTGTGGTTGTTGATACACCAGCCTGTCTGGGTTTTGTAATTATGTTTCTGTTAAACTTTTCGTATGACTTAATGATTTGTTTTTGCTTATAGAATAACTTAAACGGAACCATTCCCTTTTGAGTTAAATCAAATGTCTTAAAGAATGTTTCTATAGAAAATATAGGGTCACCCAAACATTTGGCAAAAACTTGTAACTGCTCATTTTTATTCATACTTATTTTAATAATAAATACTTAGAATGAAGTAAATTAAAAATAATCACGTATACCGTCATTAAAATCCCTATTTACATTATCACTATCAGGATAATAATAATCTAAGTTTCTAACTGATAGTAGTCCTTCAGAATAATAATTTCTAAGATATTCATAAAGGAAGCTAGTAAAATAAGAAGCTTCAGGATTTTCGCTAGATTCAATAATATAATCATCTATCATTTTCTGATATACATTGGTAATATCAAATACTAACATATTATCTTTACCCCATTTACCTTCACTTTCT